GTTATTTATGTTGACTACGGGCAAACTCCAAGCACTGCAGTAAGCAACAACACCAATGGCGTTGTTAAAATCAAGGTAGTAAACGGTACGCCTGCTGGTCAACATAATCAGAGTCCATCTTAGCGCCTTTTCTACGGTTACAGATGTTGTGGGATAGCTGTAGGTTTGAAAGCTCATATAGAGCGCCGCCCCTTGCCCGTGGCACAATATGGTCAACCTCTACCGCCAGGCTATTCCATATGCCGGTAATGGGGTCTTTCATAGGCAACTGAATATCAATATATTTATGACAAATAGCACAAACGGGATCGAGTGTAGCAATAGCACGTTTTCGTGCCGCGCCCCAGTCAGTACCGTTTAGCTTCTGCTCTCTAGGCAGGTGATCCATTGCTAACTTTCGGGGTCAGTTTGTTCTAACTCTTTGACTTTAACAACTAGGTTTTCCAGCTTTTCCGCTTTCTTTTCGCTAGGCTGTAGGTTGGCAGTCACCTGTTTAATTGCGGCTGCTTCTGTCTTGGCTTCAATTTCACCGTTGCCAAAACCTGCGCTGTGTTTGAACTCGTATGAAAATATTGGCATATAATGAACTCCTTATTATACTGCTTTAATGCTTATAAATGCTGGTGCGGTTGAGCTTGCTGATAATGTCGAGTTTGCAGCACCGTTACCAAATCGAACAGAGTATGTTCGTGAGCCAGCTGCTGGCGCTTTAGCACCAACTAGTGGCACGACAAGTGCAACAGGGAATGAGTAGTTTGAGCCAGGAATTGTACCCAGCACTGCGCCTACTTTTACGCCAGCCGTATCATCCCACACTGAAAGCTCAAGGTTAGTAATGGCGGTGCTATGCTGGAAGTTATACGCACCAACTGTAATTTCTATACCGCGTCCACCGGCAGGCACGGTAACTGCCTGTACTAGTCCGGTTACTGTTGTGCCGTTCAAAGCAGTGACAAAGTTAGTAGTACGTTCAGCATAACCAAGATAGATAGCGCTGGTTGATAGCTTAGTGCCATCAACTGCACCGGCGGCAATTTTGGCGGCGGTGACTGCAAGCGCTTGAATAGCTGCAGTGGTGACACTATCAGTATTACTTGAAATCATTGTACGCAAATCATCAATGAGTGAGTTGCTAATAGTTGTCTGGCTGGCTGGCACACGTACCCTGGCTAGAATGCTGTATGGGTTACCTGAGCCTACTGATGCCTGAATAGCAGCAGCGTTTGGATCAACAGGGCTACCAGCAGGCGTACCGTTTACTACCTTGATTTTAACAACGCCATTGGTGTTGTTGCTTACTGCAGTGCTTGGAGTTTGCCCGTAGTCAACATAAATAACCACAATGTCACGGCGTGGGTTTGAGCCGTCAGCCGCGCTAATAACCTGGTTATAAACTGCATCATTGAATACTGGGTGGGCATAGCTACCATCTGACCGGCGTACAAAAGCATCACCAATCTGAACATCAACGCTCATATTTACGCCAGCTGCACGCTGGACCGCATTAAGACCCGTGATTACATCACCGGTAACGATTTTAGCAATCGCTCTAAGGTGACCGCTCTCACTGGTTTTACCGCCATCTCTATTGCTTGTGCCTAAACTCATTGCGTAATATCCTTATCTGCTTTTAATTTTATCATAACTATGGTATTTCCGTTACGCTTATTGTACCAGTTTGTGGTGAGAATATATTAAACCTTATGTTTATGCCAGCACTGTCACTATTGTAAGTAACGTGGGTGACCCTCAGCCACCAGCTGTATGGATCATCACGGACCGGTGACCAGTTGTATGACATATTTTGTGCTGGCGTATCCCAGGCTACCTGAACGAATGGCAGGGCAAAGCCGGTGTCTGGGCGTTCTACCTCATAGGTGACTTTATACAGTTTGACAAAGGCAGGGCTGGTGATGCCGTGCAGCTCTAAATCATAGGCTGGCGCAATCATCCGGCGGTAATATACCCAGCTGTCACCAGCCATAGGCTGCGGCGTGCGCTTTAATTCAGCCAGCGTTTTCATTGCTATCTTCACGCGTTCTTGTAGGCTTAATAAATCTTGTCTGCTAGGCATTATGCTGTATCCTGTACGGTTATTGATCCAGTATCTGTACTATCTACTATAAAGCGTACCTTTATATTTGTGCCGCTCACGTATGATGTTACGTTGAAATACCAGCCGTCTTTTTTTGGTGTCGGCACTAGACCGGCATAGCTAAGAAAATAATCGTGTACATAGCCGTTTACAGCAACCAAGCCCATAAATGGCGCATCAAAAACACCTATGGTATACCAATATGTATTATTCACCAGAATTTCATAACGCATTGAGCTAATAGGCGCGTCCTGTTCATCGGCAGTAAATATAACCGCCTTATTAAGCGCACGGCTTGTGCCAACGCCCCAGGTCAGTGTTTCGTCAATATCCCAGCCACCAACCTCACCAGCGGCGCTTTTGTTGGCGTAGGTATTAACCGTATCGTTACCATTTGGCTGTTTTCTTTTTAGGGCAGCAATCTGATCTTCAAATGCCTTTAGCTCTACGCCCAGCTGTTTGTAATAATCATCTGGGTTCATTATGGCGTACTCTCTTCTACCACACTCAGCGTGCCGGTGTCGGTTGCGTAGAAATATACTTTAATGTAAATGGGTACGCTGCTTGCAAAATCGTTATTGCCAAACCACCCGTAATAACTTACCTTGCCTGGCTCATCATAAAAATCATCCAGGTAAGGGTAGGTGAAGCCATACGTTTGCCCAGCGGTTGCCGGTGTGCTTGGGTTGCCATACATCAACTTAAATAACGGTGCGCCCCACGGCTGGTCTTGGTGATCTGCGACAAAGCGCAATACAAAGTCCATATCGTTATCATAGCCACCAAAACCGTCCGGTACTGGTACTGTCACCAAGTCATATACTGTAGGGTTGCCGCCACCATCCAGGCATTCAATGATTTTTGGTTTTAGAATATCGCGCCCAATTTTCTGGGCGTTTTTTATATCTTCCAGGTCACGCCGCAATTGCTTAAAATCTTCTGCAAAAGTCAGCTCTGGCACTAGCCCTAGCCTACTCATTACACCACCTGCGTAAAGCCGTAATTATCTACGGTTAAATCAATACTCTCACTGTCATTATCGTCAAGCGTACAAATAATTTGTTCAATACGGTAAACGTCATTTAGCGGCAGGCTAGGGTGACCCTGCACCTCAACCGGTATGCGGTCACCAACCCATACGGTATTTAAATCAAGAAATTCACCTGATACTGTGAGCTTTGGCAAAATGAGTAAATCTTTTGTTCGGTCATTTTCTGCGGCGGTGTTCTGATCCAACACAGTCTGGTCAGCGACTGAGTTAAAGCTAACAATTCGCATACGCGTGCCGTAGTTTAGGCGGCTATCATTATCTGATGCCTCTGAGCGTACCGTCTCTTCACCAAAGCCACTACCTAGCCCAATTGTGTAGTTGAACAGGTTGAGCGCTGTTTTAGGCGTGCTGATGCTTTTAATGTTGTACGGGTAAGTAAGCCGTTGATTTGGGCGGTAAGTACCCTGCATTTCATACGTGTTAATTTTGCGGTCATAGGTAAATGCAAAATCAAACTTGCCGTCAATGAGGTCAGTGAGGTTTTGCAGCGCGTCTTTAATATTTTGGTCAATGTATGTGCGGTCACGCTCTACGCCGGTCACGTACTGTTCTGGACCATCTACCACGCCAAAATCACCGTACACGGTTTGGCTTTCATCTAGCATATCCCTGGCAATAAATGTGGTCTCTTCCATTGAGTAAGTCTTGGTAATATAGCGATCCCTGAACAAGTCCAAAAAGCCGGTAGATTTAACCACCATCTTTGCGCCACCCTCACCAAACGTATATGCAATATCTACCACCTGAACGCCAAATAAGTATGCGCCCTGGCGTTTTACGCGCACATCAGTAACATATGGCACTAGCGTTGCTTCTGGGTCACGCCCTGCGCTTGCACAATGTGCTTCATATGCTTTTACATCTAGGCTAAATTCAAGCTCTTCACTGTCATTGCGTTTGATAGTAAATTTACGGTCTTTGGCAAGCTTAGTAATATCGGCAACCATCACGCCGTTTATCCAAAGTTCAAATTCGTATTTTAGTTGCGGTGTCATAGGCTAAATACCCGTCACGCCGTTGCGCCAAACTACTTCTGCATATCCATTGTCACCAACAGTATCTGTATCAAACCTAATTGGGTTATCACCTACCATCAAGCCAAACCAAACGCTTCCATCTACTTTATTACCAATAACATCTGAGCCGTTGAGCTTTACGGTGCGGTTGAGCATATCAATTACTAGCTCATCGCCATCATTCGTGTTGATGCTCATAGCAAATTGCTCACCGGTAGCCTGGTTAGTCAGTATTGGATCGTGGGTAGTATC